GTGAGTTCTGAACATAGTATTCAAAACCAAATCCGAGTGGAATTATCGAAAGCTGGGTACATGGTATTTCGGATTAACGTTGGTAAAGTCAGAATGGCAGACGGACGTTGGTTCGATACGGGGGCACCGAAGGGGTTTTGTGACCTATTCGGATTTAGACCAGACGGGCAGATATTTTTCATCGAGGTGAAGAATGAAAAAGGTCGAGTGAGAGACGACCAGAAAAAATTTATGGATGCCATGCGAAAACGAGGGGCACTCGTAGGTGTGGCAAGGAGTGTTAAGGAGGCTATGGATATAGTCGATGGTAAAACGATGGAATGATCACATGGCTGGTGTTAAATATGCACCAAGACCATACGAACAACCGGCAACAGTGTTAGAGCGTGTGGAATATTTTAGCCACTGGTTCTATACGACACATCAGAAGAAAGGTGCGGTGGCTACCAAGCTAGGTATCGACGTTAAAAAGCTTAATCGCATTCTAACGTTTGAGCAGTTACCGGATGAGGAATTACTAACGAGGATGATGGAATTATGCAAGTAAAAGAGTATGCGCTATATAAGGGTGAAGAATTGCTAGCGATGGGAACTAAGCGTGAAATAGCCGAACAATTGGGGGTATCAGCTAGCACTGTTGGTTACTATGGCACACCGGTATACGCTCGAAGAACTAGCGAAAATGGAAGGAGATTAGTAGAGATATGAAATACAAGGTAATCGTCTATTACGACAACATGGAAGACAGTGAGCATGTCTTCAGTAATAAGAATGATGCGATTAACGAATTACACCGTTTACGAGGTGTGAAATATCGCAATGCTAAGAAATATAAGGTGGAATTAGTCGAATGCGGTGGATAGTACGAGTAGCACGCACAATGGATGATGTTAAGGAGTGCCATTTCACAGATAAGAACAAGGCACTGAAACACGTTGAAGTGTTGAGAAAGTTAAGCATGGCAGTGGATGCCACTGTCTGGATGGAGGAAATTGATGATTAGAACGAAGTGGTTAGAGGTTGAATATGGATTTACTAATTACCAAGAAATCGACGATTTGATTAATGGGTTTATCGAAGAGAATCCACAAATTGAAATCATTGATATCAAATATCAGTCAAATGTCTCCAGCGTGGCCGACAGTGGTGTTAGTGCTACATATTACCATACATCAGCACTGATTATTTACAAGGAGAACTAACGATGATGAATAAGGATGAAGCAGTACAGAAACTAGCAACAGCGGGACGCCTTTCGATAGCTCATGCAGAAGACCTATATGATTCTTTTTTCCCTAAACCAGTAGTGCCTCAATACGTGGCGGATTGGTATGAGGGGAATAAACGAAATCTTGACTTAAATTTGTGCGGTTTAGTATACGACCTTGCCATGAATTCAACGGATTGCTATCGGGAAGAATTTAAAGCGTGGGCGGAGGGTAATAAAAAAACGTTTATCACAACCCTCGTAAACATGCACCAGTTTGGGTATGAGGTCGAGAAAGAGGCTAGATATATAGTCAAATTCAAAGGAGTTTATGGCGACGCTAGATATTTGAATCACGAGATTGACGGCAATTGGTATATCAATAGCAGACAGGAGACACATCAGTTTCGAGTGGCCCACACCCGCAAAGAACTTGAAGCTAACGGTTTCGGGTGGGTATTCGATTGCCCAGGCGTTGAAGTGAAAGAGGTGGAGTGATGAAGATTAAAAAGTATAAATACACTATTAACGAAATTAGTTACACTGCATGTTACGGCTGGCTGGAAGCAGAAGTAACTCACGAACGTACAGGATATGGCGTTAGCACCACGAATATTGACAATTTTCTTGAAGAAGTGTCTATATACAGTCCCGAAGATGCAGACGCAATCGAAGCTTTCAGAGATTTTCAAAATAATTTAGTGCTAGAAAATGTCGAATTTGAAATCGAGAATGCGGAGGTAACGGATGAATAACCTAATTACTAAAATCAACCACTGGGCAGATAGCCGTGGGTTAAAGCAAGCTGACCCTAATATTCAGTGGATGCGAGTCACGGAAGAAGTCGGAGAAATTCGGGATGTCCTCTTGAAACCGACGAAATTCACTGAGCCACAAGCAGCGTTGAAGGATGCCATCGGTGACACGCTAGTAACAATTATCGTGCTAGCACACCAGTTAGACCTTGATGTGACTGAGTGTTTGGGTATCGCGTATGAAGAAATTAAGAATAGAAAGGGAAAAATGATTAATGGGACGTTCGTTAAAGAAAGTGATTTATAACGACCTAGCTATTGCTACAGTGCTGCTCATGGTATCACTAGCAATTAACGTGACTACTGTTCTACGAGTGGTTAACAGACCTATCGAGACCGTGGTTATCCATAAGGCAGACAATGCCGTTGAGCTACATGGCAAGGTTACTGGAAAATCTATGGTCGGAAAACTCTACACGCTCGATTGCGGCGCTTACGGGAAATTCCTTGTCAGCAAGGAACAGTATGACAGCGTGCAAGTCGGGGATGATATTCCGAGCTATTTGAGGGGGCGGGGACAATGATTCCAAATTTTAGGGCTTGGTCAAAGCAAGAACGACGTTTGATTCTTTCAGAAGATATTCTTGCTATTGATTACGAGAATGAAGAAATAGACGCACAAAAAATCTATTTTGAAGATGGATTGCCGGTTGAAAGGGATATATATACCTATGGTTTTGACAACATCGAACTTATGCAATCAACAGGATTGAGAGACAAGAATGGCAAAGAAATCTTTGAGGGGGACATCCTAAGAGTAACCAACCTATCAAGCTGGTTGGAAGTTGTATCTTTCAACGAAGACAAGGCGATGTTTATCTCTAAGGAAATCAAAAGAGAAGTCGAAGAAACCCCTCTATACGATTTGTTTAACACGGATATTTTCGAAATCGAAACCATCGGCAATATCTACACTAATCCGAAACTGGCAGAGGTAAGCTCATGAGTAAAACCTACAAATATTCCGGACTGACACCAGAGCTGTATCAACGGCTGGTCAGTGAGCATGCAGCGCTAAAACAAGCTCACAAAAAAGGCTCTTATAAGCAGTTTTTCCAAGATGTGAAACAGTGCAGTGAAGTACAAGCTCGTATCATTTATCAAGCGTTTAATAGTGCAGTGGTGGAGCGTGCGAGGATATCACCGGCAACTGTCGATAGACTGGAAGGCATTATCTCCGATGAACTATTCGACGACCTTCAAGACTATCTGTCTACGCACTATACAAGAGGTAAAACCACTAAACCAGTTTTGAATAAAACCAATGCTGGACTGCCAGAGGGGCTGTTTAAACGGTTTCGTAAGGAAGTGGAAGAACTACGCAAGGAACACCCTAACAACCTAAATAGCTATATTAGAGACGTCAAGGGCTGCGACCAGAAAAATGTTAACAGAACCCAAAACGCCCTCAAACTGTGCTATGCGGAAAAAGCTGCTCTAACGCCTTTAAAAGCTATTCAAATGGAAGGGCTACTTTCAAGAGAGTTATTCAGCGAGATTATTGATTTTGTTTTCAATAACTATGAATGGAGCGAGAGATTGGATGATGAAGTTGATCGCATAAACCTAGAATATAGAACTAAAGGCAAGTTAGGTCGTGAGAAGACCACGGTCAGAAAAGCCTTATATACAGCCTACGCATTAGGCGTGTAGCCAGAATGGTATAGACGGTTCGAATCCGTCACTGGCTGTTAGTCTGTCACACTATCCAAGAGACACTTTTCCGACACCCGTCGAGCTGACAGACCTCGACATCAAAAATCCAGTAAATAAATAATTAGAATCGAGGAATCCTTTTTTATTTCTTTTAGACCTAGTCTTGCATTACTGGTGGCAAGACTAAATCTAAGGCATGGGAGGTGGTAACCTAATCCTTCTTTATTCTTGTAAACAAAAAAAGACCCAGACTAATGCCTAGGCCTATCCAAACGCTAATATTATTATACCATAAAGGAATCTAATTTATGAGAACAGTGGAACGGCTGCAAAAGATTAAGGCATTAGACAGGTACATTGACAGTCAGATAGAACAGATTAAACGCTTAGAATCACAAGCCCTTAAAGTTACGGCTGGTGCTATGCAAACAGACATGGTGCAAGGTGGTAAACGTAAGGGCAAGGATGATATCTATGTGGAACTAATGACGGCTAGGGAGGAAGTGGAACGTTTCACGGCTGAAGCTATCAAGCAAAAGCTAGACTTCCGCCGTCAAATCGCAGAGGTGGGGGATATAGATGCACGCTCCCTACTCCAGATGGTATATATAGACCAGCTAGATATCTGGCAGATATGTGACCGTATGGGCTTTAGTAAAGCTACATACTATGTTAAGTTAAGACAAGCTGAGAAGTATTTGGACTAATTTGTAGTGGTCTATACCAATCTATAGTGCATCATACTATCAACGTGGTAATATAGTATTATCGAATCAAGAGGACACAGTGGTGTTCTCTTTTAGTTTATCTGAGAGGAGGTGTACCCATGCCGATGGTTAGAAGATGTAGGGCAGAGGGATGCCATGCTCTAACAGAGAGGCCATTACATTACTGTAGTAAACATAGCAGTATGGAAGCAGCATACACTGAGGAAAGACAGAGATACTCACGCACAAGATACAACACACGAGTAAGGAACCGAGACGATGAGAGTAAGGAACGCTACGCATTCTATCGCTCAAAGACTTGGTCATCCATTCGTAAGATTGCACTAGAACGTGACAACTATCTGTGTCAGTACTGTCTAGCGTTGGGTGTGACCACACCAGACGCACGTATAGGCGACCACGTAACACCCGTTGAAATAGCTCCAGAACTTAGAACTGAAATTTCAAACGTGGTAGCAACGTGTAGGAGCTGCGATAATACAAAACGTACCTTGGAACAAGAAATCTATGGTACTGGTCAAAATAGAACGAAACAGAACACCGAGCTACGACTTTCCGTGGCAACGTGGGCGGATTTAATAGCCCGCAAAAAAGAGGACGTCGTTAAACCCCTCTAATAAGCCCATAGCGCGATTTTAGAATAAGGGTGGTATAATAACCCTCGAGACGATTTAAAATTGACCCCCGCCCCCTTCTCGTGCCAAGGAGAGCCGCCACAAGGTGTTTTCTTATGTCGGGCACCGGTTTTTCAGATTTTTAAAAGGTGTCAAAATGAACTAGAAGGAGGTGAGGTGCACTTGGTTAAAAATCCATTTTATAAACAAAATAAAGGGCGTTTACCGAGTGACCCCCCAAACTATCTAGGACAGGTAGCTAGGGAGGTTTGGCGCAAAGTCGTTCCGTTTTTAGAAGGAACAGGCAAGGTCGAGCGCATAGATACATTCTTGGTCGAATCCTACTGCACTAACTACGAAATCTACAAGCTTGCTTACGAAGATATCAAGCTAAACGGCATCCAGCAAGAAATCACAAAGCCAATTCAAGCTCAAGGGTCTGGTGAGATTTTAGGCGAACAGTCCCTTGGTTTTAAAAAGAATCCAGCAGTCGCCACAATGAAAGATGCAACAACTACACTGAATCAGATAGCCATGCAACTAGGTCTAACGCCTAAAGGAAGGGCAGAGTTGCTAACGATTGCTGATAGTAGCAAACCAGAAAAGTCAACAACTGAAATGATGAAAGAATTTTTGAATAGTTAAAAAAAGAGGTGAGGTTTTTATTTCCCCATCTCTTTTAGTTGTTTTTCGATAGCTTTTTGAACTATCTTAGCTTGCGGTATCATTGTTTCTTCTGATGTCTCTTTTAGTTTAGCCAACAGCTCTTCGTCGAGCGTGAACGTCATACGTTTTTTTGCCATGGCAACCTCCTTTTTTAATATAATACAATAAAAGTATTGCATTGTAAAGAGGATATGCTATAATTATATTGTAAAGTTAAGCGAATACAATATAGAAAAGAGCGAAAGAATGAGCAGACGGAAGACACACAAAGAATTCATTAAAGAAATAAAAGCTGTCAACGGTGGAAAATATGAAGTCATTTCTGAATATAAGTTTGCTAGAGAAAAAGTGAGGTTGAAATGTTGTACGTGTGGGGAGGTTTGGAAAAACACGCCTACCCATTTACTTAGAGGCCAAGCTTGCCCTTATTGCGCTGGAAAAAATAAGACAAATGATATTTTTTTGGAACAAGTCCACGAAAGATTTTGTGGTGGATATGATATTTTAGAAAAATATAGCAATGCAAAAACGAAAATTGAAGTGTTGAATAAGAAATGTGGCCATAAATACAAAATAAGTCCAGATAACTTATTAAGAGGCAAAGGATGTCCTGAGTGCCGACAAAATAAGTTGAAAGAACAAAGGACATATAAGAGCAAAGATATTCAAAGCAAAGTAAATAAAATGTTGGGAGATGAGTATGATTATATTGGTGGATATAAAAATTCAAAAGGCAACATAACAATCAAACATAAAAAGTGTGGAAACACTTATCAAATATGTTACGAAACATTACGCCAAGACGGTGGTTATTGTGAGTGTGAAAAAAGAGCAATCAGCCTTAAAAAGCTGGATGAAATTTCTTTGACAAAGACAGACGATAGAATTTCGTGCAAGACTGATTTCCAAAGGTTTATAGACAAAAACTGTCACGATGAATACGTCGTTATCGGTGAATATACAAAATCAACCGAACCAATATTAGTAAAACATAAACTTTGCAACGGCACTTTTTTGGTTACTCCACATAATTTTAAAAACGGAGTAAGATGTAAAAAATGTAATGAATATCGTGGAGAACGTAGAGTTAAAGAATTCTTGCTGTCAAAAGGCGTATTTTTTGAGGAGCAGGTCAGGTTTGATGATTGCCGATACAAAAAGCCTTTACCTTTTGATTTTTATTTGCCAACAATGAACACGTTGATTGAGTTTGATGGCGAACAACACGACCGACCAGTTGAAAGGTGGGGCGGAGCTAAAGCGTTTAAAATCCAAAAGAAAAGGGACGAAATAAAAAATAACTATTGTAAAAGCAAAAGTATTACTCTTATCAGAATAAAGTATTACGACGACATAGAAACAAAATTAGAGCAATTATTTTAATTGTTCTTTTTTTATTAGAAAGGGGGTGATTTTTAAAGTGGAAACTAAACAAGTAACGAATAAAACGATAACAAAGATATATCAAGATAGCGACTTTTCGGAAGTTAGAGAAAAATACAAAGACCCAGGAACTAAATATGCTTTTTCTGTTATGGATGGGAAAACGCAAGCAGGTTACATGATAAAGCTTGCTTGCTTAAGGCACTTGCGAGACTTAAAACATCAAGGGAAGTTTGATTTTCCTTATCACTATGACCTAGCAGAAGCTGGTAAGGTGTTAAAGTTCGCTAAAATCTGTCCAAACGTTGACACGGGACAGCCAACGGCACTTATGCCGTGGCAGGAATTTCTACTAAGTCAGTGTTTTGGCTGGCGCAATGAAACGGGTGGCAAACGCTTCTCACAGGTCATTGTATCTGTCGGTCGTAGTCAAGGGAAAACATACATACAAGCTATTTCCATGTGTTTCTCTTATCTTTTCGAAGGACTTGGGCTATCTAACCAAGATTATCTGGTAAGCTCAATCAACTTTAAACAGACAATGAAGCTGATGGGCTATATCAAGAATATGCTCAAACAGATAATCACTAAAGAGCCCTTTAAATCGCTTGCTGAAGAGTTGGACTTGTCTATTCAGTCAGAACAAGTCATCACGAGAGCTAATAACAATGTTTTGAGGGCTATATCTTCAGAAAGTGGTAACTATGATGGATTCCACTTTACTTGACTAATGCGATTATGGACGAGTCGGGTGACTTAAAAGACCGCACAAGCATTTCAAAAATCGTTTCTGGACAAGTTAAAATTCCAAACCGCCAATTTATTCAGATTTCCACCGCTTATCCTAACCCAACTTCACCATTAAGGCACGATGAACGGACAATGCAAAGCATCATGGAACGTGACGACAGGGCGGGGGATACCCAGCTTTGCCTTGTCTGGTCGCAAGATAGCATAGATGAGATTTATATGCCTGAAACATGGAGCAAGTCAAACCCCTTGCTAGACCTTGAAAGCGAACACGACACGCTTTTAAAAGGGCTTATGGATAAGCGAGACGCAGACTTACTTTCTGGTAATATAAATGATTTCTTAATCAAGAACATGAACTTATGGGGCGAACAAGACGAAAACAGCTTCTTAAAATTGGAGGACATCGACCGCTCAGTCATTTCTGATTTTGATATACGTGGTAGACGTGTCTATGTCGGGCTTGATGCTTCAATGTTTAGTGATAATACCGCAATTGGTTTCGTTTACCCCTACGTTGCTGAAGATGGCAGTCAGAAATGGCACATCGAACAACATAGTTTCATTCCCTGGCAACAAGCGGGCTCGTTAGAAGCCAAAGAAAAACAAGATGGTGTCAACTATCGGGACTTGGAAACCAAGGGCTTTTGTACGATTACCAGTCACCCACAAGGACTAATCAATCCAGAGGAAGTTTACCGCTGGTTTTGTGAGTATGTGGAAGATAATCAGCTTGATGTGGTCTTCTTCGGCTATGATGCCATGATGGTATCTAAGATTATCAAAGCCTTGGAATCTAACACAAGTTTCCCACTCATGCCGATTAGACAACGGACAAGTGAGCTGAAAGACCCGACAAAATTCCTTCAAACGCTCTTTATCGAAGGCAACATCACTCGGCTTGATGATGAAATCATGCGAAAAGCCTTGATAAATGCGGTAATTAAAGAGGATAACATCGGTATTCAAGTAGACAAGATGAAATCCACTTATAAAATCGACGTCGTGGATGCTCTTATCGATGCGTTTTATGATGGTATGTATGCGTTTGAAGATTACGCCATCACTAACAATCCAACGTGGAAGGTCGAACACATGAGTCAAGAAGCCGTCCTAAACTGGTTGAAAAACCCAGATAGTGGGCTACTAGAGGAGTATTAATACATGATTTTGAAGTTTTTTAAGGCGATTTGGGCTATTTTTGACATTTTGATGTTCATTTTAGCTGCAATTTCGCTTAATTTAACCACTTATAACCTCGGTTACGTGTGGTTTGGTATCAGCATGACCATTACATTCGTATTGGCAGGTTTAATTAGTGAGCTAGCCGCTAAGAAAGGCTAGAAAGGAGGTGATAATAATTGCCGATATTTAATTTAGCAACCGAAAGCCCACCGAGCAATCAAGGGGGCTTTTTTGATATCACTGATCCAGAGTTTTTAGCTACTTTAAACGGTAGTGAGTGGGTTTCGGCTGAAACTGCTCTTAAGAACTCGGATTTATTCTCTATTATCAGTCAGCTATCTAATGACCTTGCGACTGCTAAGCTAACAACCAGCCGAAAACAGTTACAAGGTATCGTGGACAACCCGTCAAACAACGCTAACCGATTTAACTTTTACCAGTCTATCTTTGCTCAAATGCTCTTGGGTGGTGAAGCCTTTGCATATCGATGGCGTAATGACAATGGGCGTGATATGAAGTGGGAGTATTTAAGACCATCTCAAGTCTCTTTCAACCGATTGGACAATCAGAATGGTCTTTATTACAACATCACATTCGATGACCCACGCATCCCACCAAAACAACACGTTCCACAAAGCGACATCTTACACTTCAGATTGCTATCCGTTGATGGTGGGTTGACAAGCGTAAGTCCGTTGATGGCTCTTGGTAGAGAATTGGATATTCAAAAAGCTAGTGATAAGCTAACGCTTAGCTCTCTTAAGAACGCTCTAAATGCCAATGGTATTTTGAAGATTAAGGGCGGTGGTTTGCTCGATTTCAAAACCAAGGTTTCACGTTCACGGCAAGCAATGAAGCAAATGCAAGGCGGTCCGTTGGTACTGGATGATTTAGAGGACTTCACACCTCTTGAAATTAAATCCAACGTCGCCCAACTACTTAAGCAAGCGGACTGGACGACCGGACAATTTGCCAAGGTCTACGGTATCCCAGAAAACGTAGTCGGTGGACAAGGAGACCAACAATCGTCACTAGAAATGAGTTCGAACGTGTATTCTAAGGCAGTTGCACGTTACTTAAGACCATTTCTCAGTGAATTGTCTCAAAAACTTTCGTGTGATGTGGATGCGGATATTTTCCCAGCGGTTGACCCGACTGGTGCTAACTATATCAGCCGTATCAATAGCATGGTTAAAAGTGGCACACTCGCACAGAATCAAGGCTTGTATATTTTGCAACAAGCTGAAATTCTGCCAAAAGAGTTGCCAGAGGGTAAAAACCCTAACCGAACCACATTGAAAGGAGGTGAGATAAATGGGCAAGATTGACATTAAAGGCGATATTGTAAGTGATGATGCTGGTGCTTTCTATGAATACTTTGGTATGTCTAGCACCTATCCTAAACTGGTACAAGATGCCATTGCTAACGATGAAGACGAAGAAATCACGCTTAATATAGCGTCCAATGGTGGTGATGTGTTTGCAGCTAGCGAAATCTATACAATGCTTAAGGCAAGTGGCAAGCGTATTGTGGTTAATGTGCAAGGGCTTGCGGCTAGTGCTGCGAGTGTCATTTCTATGGCAGGCGATACCGTGCGTATCAGTCCAACAGCACATATCATGATTCACAAGGCATCCACTGGTATCGTTGGTAATAGCGACGACCTAGAGCATCAATCAGCGGTGCTTAATAGTATTGATGAATCTATTGCTTTGGCTTATGAGATGAAAACTGGTCTTAAACAACCAGAATTACTTGATCTCATGGCTAAAGAGACATGGCTTAATGCTAAAACTGCCGTTGATAAAGGTTTTGCGGACGAAATCATGTTCTTCGAGAATGATGAAGAAGAAATCATGGTTACGAATGCCGTACATCAACTACCAAGCAAATCAGCAATCACTAAATTTAAGAATATGATTGCGACACCTAAGATCAATACTTTGCGTGAGCAGAAATTGGCTATTTTACTTGAAAAATGAAAGGAAGATGATTGATGAAGACATCAAATGAATTGCATGACCTTTGGGTTGCTCAAGGCGACAAGGTCGAAAATCTTAATGAAAAACTTAACGTAGCTATGCTTGATGATTCAGTTACCGCTGAAGAATTGCAAGCCATCAAAAACGAACGTGACACTGCAAAAATGAAGCGTGATATGTTCAAAGAACAATACACTGAAGCTCGTGCTAGCGAAGTAGCTAACATGACTGAAGAAGACAAGAAACCATTGACTGAAAACGAAGAAGAAGTTAAAGCTAATTTCGTTAAAGACTTTAAAAACCTTGTTCGTGGTCGTTACCAAAACTTGCTTGATTCTAAAACAGACGGAACTGGTGCTGACGCTGGCTTGACTATCCCACAAGATATTCGTACTGCTATTAATACATTGGTTCGTCAATACGACTCATTGCAAGAGTATGTAAATGTTGAAAACGTAACTACTCTTACTGGTTCTCGTGTTTACGAAAAATGGGCTGAAATTACTGGTCTTTCTAAACTCGATGATGAAGCTGGACAAATCGGTGCTAATGACGATCCAAAACTTTCTCTTATCCGCTACGCTATCAAACGCTATGCAGGTATCTCAACAGTAACAAACAGCTTGCTTGCTGATTCTGCCGAAAATATCCTTGCATGGTTGTCTGGTTGGATTGCGAAAAAAGTTGTTGTTACTCGCAACAAAGCTATCTTGGAAGTTATCGCAACACTTCCAACTAAACCAACATTGGCTAAATGGGATGACATCATTGATCTCGAAGCTAAAGTTGACCCAGCGATTAAACAAACATCATTCTTCTTGACAAACACTTCAGGCTTCACTGCCCTTAAGAAAGTTAAGAATGCAATGGGTGACTACCTCATGGAACGTGATGTGAAATCACCAACTGGATACTCAATCGATGGTTTCGCAGTTAAAGAAGTATCTGACCGTTGGCTTGCTAATGGTGCAGCAGGAGCTATGCCGTTGTACTTTGGTGACTTGAAACAGGCGGTAACACTCTTTGATCGTCAACACTTGTCATTGTTGTCAACAAACATCGGTGGTGGTGCGTTCGAAACTGACACTACTAAAGTACGTGTTATTGACCGTTTCGACGTTGTTAAAACTGATGAAGAAGCGTTTGTGCCGGCGTCATTCAAAGCAATCGCTGACCAAAAAGCTAATCTCACTCCAGGAGTTTAATTTAGGAGGTAAGCAATGAGTGTATCTAAGGAAACCATCATGCAGACCCTCAATCTGGATGAGACAGACGACACTGCACTCATTCCAGCTTACATTGAATCGGCTCAACAGTACATTATCAATGCAGTCGGTAGTGATCAGAAATTCTATGACCTTAACAGTGTAGAATCTTTGTTTGACACGGCTGTAATAGCCCTCACAAGCTCATATTTCACCTATAGGGTGGCTTTAACTGACACGGTGACTTATCCTATCAATCTCACATTGAATAGCATAATCGGGCAATTAAGGGGCTTATACGCAACGTATAGTGAAGAAAGAGGTGACTAATGCCTAAAGTTAGATATTTACCCTCAGACTTTCGTTTCAAGGCTGATTTCGGTACATACCAAAGCACACCCAATAAATTTACGGGTGTGAGCGTGCCAAAATTCGTGAAACAGTTTACGCTGCATTATAAACCTCACACTCGCACACTCAATCAAGAGTATTTAGCTCAGCAAAATGGCGAAAGCGATACACGAGTTATTATTATCCGCCACAATGCTAAAGTGATTGAAGGTCAAGTCGCCGTCCTAAATGGCACTCAGTATGATATCGTGCGTGTTAGTCCGAATGAAAACTTTGGGCTTAACCGCTACGACTTTCTGACACTTAGGAAGCATAAGAAAGTTGGGTGATAGCTATGGTAGGGCTTGATGAAGCACTAGAGGGCTGGCTTGAAACAGTCGCTAGCATTGGCGACTTAACACCAGCGGAACAAGCTAAAATCACAACCGCTGGCGCAAAGGTGTTTCAAAAGGAACTGGAAGAAGTTACCAGAGAGAAACACTACTCAAACAAGAAACATTTGAAGTATGGGCACATGGCTGACAGTTTATCTGTCCAATCCACGAATGCGGATGGCAGAAAGAACGGTGTGGCAATAGTAGGGTGGAAAAATAATTACCATGCCCAAAATGCTAGACGATTAAATGACGGTACGAAGAAATACCGTGCTGATCATTTCGTTACCAATGTCCAAAACGATAGCGCCGTACAGAAAAAGGTGCTATTGGCAGAAAAAGAGGAATATGAAAAACTCATTCGCAAGAAAGGAGGAAAGTGATTAAGTGTTAGCAACCGTAAAACTAAAAGAGTTAATTGACGGCAAAGAATTTGGTGAAATAAGCGAAGTATATGCAAACAACTTGCCCAAAGAACTCGAAGAAAACACCGATAAGACAATCGTTTTGCTCACTGAAAGCAATCCATCCCTTGATTTGAGTGGGAATAATACCTTTTTCAGTAAAACAGATAGAGTAGAAGTCCAGATTTTCTACAAGGCTGATATTGATTTTGATATTGAAGCCTTTGAAATGGAACTATTGAAGTTCTTAAAATCTGAACACTACTCAATTACAGATATGAGAGAACATAGTATAGACCCCGATACATTGCAAATCACGGCGGTCTTTTTTGTTGCTTTCGATAAATTAATTTAACAAAGGAGATATTACTATATGGCAATTGTAGGTTTGAAAATGGTCCGCCTTGCTTTGGTTGACCCTAAAACCCAAAAACTCATTAAAGGCAATGATGGCCTTTCTACAGACGGCGTGATTGAAGTTGACTCTAAGATGCTTGGTACTCGTACCGCTAACATCTCTAACTTGGAAGGTCAAGCGACTAAAGTACCTGGGAATAACTCAGTGCAAGACGTTATGATTGCACCAGGTTCACCAACTGTAGCGTTCGACTTTAACAACCTTGATTTTGAAATCAAACAAAAAATGCTTGGTTTTAAACCAGACGGCAAGGGTGGTTATGTGATGGACGGTGAAAAACCACACACAGCGGTGTTGATTGAATCTGAAACACTTGACCGCAAACACTCAGTATTCTTTGGTTTCGCTAACGGTATCATGCAAGAATCAACTCAAAACGTTGCGACAGATACTGATACTGCCCAAACTCGCCAAGACGACAACATGACATTCAATGCCTTGTCAGCGGATGCGTTCGGTGGTGAACCTTACAAGAAATACTACACTGGTGCATCTAACTTCGATAAAGCTAACATGTTCAAAGAAGTATTCGGCGGATATGTGCTCACTGGTACACCAGTAGTCGGTGGATAATCTAAATAATTCGCAAGAGGTCGGGCTCATGGCCTGACCTCTATTTTTGTTAAAAGGAGTAAAGAGAAATGGAAATCAGAACTATTCAAATCCCAGAAATCAGCAAAAAAGCCTTCAAGGTGACTACAAGCAACCGTAACGTTTTACGCATGCACGAATATCAACTTGCCGTGTTGAAACTCAGCGACACTATGGAAGATAGCGACACGCAAGAGCAAGCACAAGCAAGCTACACCGTGCTAAAAGAAATGCTCAGCTTCATTCGTGCCATTCTAGACTTGGATGATGAAGCCTACGACAAATTGCTTGATTTGGATAATGTCCGCACACAAGAAATCTCTGAAAAATTGGTAGGTTATATGTACGGGTTGACGGACGAACAGCTTGAAAACGCCGCTGGTGACATTGACCCAAAAGAGTAAAATCTAAAGGCGAACAGATTTTTGATTTAGAAAATCGCATTGAAGATTTGAAAATCATTGCTAAAAAATCAATCCAAGGTTTTGGGTGGACACTAGATCAGTATTACGACACTGATTATTACGAGCTAATGAAAATCTTAAATGCCAAAGAGGAAGAAGATAGAATGGTTGACCCAACATCTTTACTCTAAATATTTAAGGAAAGGAGGAAAAAACATACATGGCAAAAGTACAAGCTACCATGTCCACGGAAATCGCCTTAGACACGCTGCAAGCTGCCAATTCGATTAAGCGATTAACTCAGTTAGTCAATAGCTCGACTAACGCATGGAAGGCTCAAGAAAGCCAAATGCGTAGTGCCGGTGACTATTTGGGAGCAGCACAAGCTAAGTACGATGGTTTGGGTAATGCTATCCAAAACCAACAACGTAAGATTGAGAAACTGAAACAAGAACAGTCTCAACTTAAAGGTAGTACCGCTGAAACCGCCGAACAGTACCTTAAATACCAACAACAGATTGACCAAGCCACTACACGCTTGGCATCGTTGGAAAATCAACAACGGCAAGCCAAAAATAGCCTAGATTATCATAGGTCTGGGCTTGCTGAATTGCAGCGGGAGTACAAAGCCCAAAATGAAGCCTCAGATACTTATATCAAGCGTCTGAAAGCAGAAGGCAAAGAAGATGAAGCAAGGCAAGAACAGCTTAAGCAATACAAGGGTTCTATTACTAACTTAAATAAGCAGTACGAGACCCAAAAAGAAATGCTTGAGCGTGTCGCTAAACAGTCCGGAAGGACAAGCGATGAATACCGCAAGCAAAAACAACGCTTGGATGAAACGGCGACAAGTCTAGCACACACTAGAAACGCTGCTGACAAGTTGAATGACGAAATCGAGCAAAGTCAACGTTCTAGCACGTTCATTGGTCGCTTGAAGGATAGCTTTAAACGTTTAGGAAGTGAAGTCAGTGAGACTGAAACGAAAACCTCACGTTTGAAAGGTATCTTCGGGGCTACGTTTGCAGCTAACTTAATCAGCAACGGTTTCCAAAACGCATTGGGAGCTATCAAGGGTAAGTTTGACGAAATCGCCCAATCGAGTGCTGAATACGTTAAGTACCAACAAACCATGAATGCCACTTGGTTAACCTTAACGGGTAACGCCGAAGAAGGCAAGAAGATGGTTGACATGACCAACCAAATGGCACAGGCAGCGGCTAACTCAACCGAAATGGTTGACGGCATGAACCAAAAATTCTATGCCGTTACTCACAACACCGAGTTAACCAAGCAACAAACGCAAGCCATTCTTACCTTGCAAGATGCGTTTGGTCAGACCGATGCAGCCGTTGAGAATTTCGCTACTCAGTGGGCTCAAATGATTGCCAATGGTAAAGTCCAAGGGCAAGATATGATGTCAATTATCAATGTCTTTCCGGAAATGAAAAACCAGTTGAAAGAAGTTGCAGCACAAGAATTGGGCATAGCAGACATGACCCAAGAGAAATATGCTGAGCTTCAAAAAGACGGTAAGATTACCTCTGAAATGGCACAGAAGGCCTTGTTCGAGTTGCAAGACAAGTACAAGGATGCGACAGCTAACTTCTCAACCACTATCGGTGGTCTTGAAAGAACTATTCAGTCTCGTATGCCAGCGGTAGTTGCTGCTTTCCGTGACCCAATCGATAAAATGAAAAACCCATTCTTACAACAGATTGGGGATTGGGTTGCTGACCCTAACACCGAAACTAAGTTTAAAAACTTAGGGGAACACGTCTCTAAGGGATTAGGCACTATCATGGATGCCTTTTCTAAGGTCTTTAATCTCGGTGATGGCAAAGATAAAATGAATAGCTTTATGGACGGCTTAAACAACGTTGTCGATAAAGTCAGCCAAAGCATTGCTAATAATGCCCCTAAGATTGTCACATTCTTCAAGGAAGTTAAAGACAGTCTAGGTGCAGTATTTAGCATTGGTAAAGACTTTGCTGGCGGTGTATGGGAAGCCGCAGTGGGCATGATTAAAAGTGTCGCTGGTGCATTTAACCTCATGACTGGTAACGGTAAGAAGGCTAAATCACCAGTTACATCACTATCCAAGGCGTTGGGTGGCATTGCTGAACATAAAACGGCTATTAAAACAGTCGGTTCTTTGTTCGCTGCTTATTTTGTAGGCTCTAAAGTTGCTATGGGTATCACGGCAGTCGTCAAAGGTATCCACGCATGGAGAACTGCGACAGTCGGGATGACTGCGGCACAAAAAGTATTGAACCTAGCTTTGGCATCCAACCCTATCGGTTTGATTGTGACTGCCGTAACACTAGCAATCACTTCCTTAGTGCTGCTCTACAAACACAATAAGAAATTCAAAGAGTTTGTAGACAATATGTTTAAGGCTGCCAAGAAAGCCTTTGATAAAATCTTCAAAGTTACCAAAGAAATCTTTGGTAAAATTATTGATTTCTTCAAAAAGGACTGGAAACAAGTCCTTTTATTTATTGCCAATCCTATCGCTGGAGCTTTTGCTCTGATCTATAAGCACAATAAGAAATTTAAGAAATTCGTTGATGGTATTGTTAAAAATATCAAAGACGGTTTTTCTAACGCTGGTAAGTGGCTTGGTAAGACATGGGATAACATGAAGAAGACTTGGACTGGTGCGATGGATTCAATGACCAAAAGCACAAAGAGAGGCTTCGAAAAGACCAAGAATTACTTCACTGGTGGTGAAAAAGGCATTAAAGCCTTTACTAACACCGCTAAGAAGTTGCTTGTGCTATCGAATCCAGTAGTTGCTGGGTTTGAGTTGATGTACAAGCACAACAAACCATTCAAAAAATTTGTCGATAGCACCGTGGACCATGTCAAAGATATGGCTAAAGGCGTTGCAAAACACATGAGCTCCCTTAAGAAAGATTGGGGCGAAAAGTGGGAGAATGTCAAGAAGTTCGCATCTAAAACGTGGGAAGGTATCAAGGGCAATGCTACTGAAGCAATGACTGCTCTTGGTAAGGATATTGACAAGCACCATAAGGGCATCAATAAGAATTGGTTTGACGGTTGGGAAAACTCTAAGAAATTCCTATCTAAAAAATGGGATGAAATCGGAGCGTTAACGCAAGAGAAGTTCGGTGTTAATATTACCAAACTAATCACGGACGCCTTAACCAACATTGGTAAATTCTTCAAAGATACTTGGGACAATGTCAAAAAAGGCTTTGGCGAGATGTGGGACGGCATGAAGAAACTTGCTGGTGATGGTATCAATGCCGTCATTGCACTTCCTAATGCTGGTATTGATGGAATCAACAAACTGATTTCTGATTTCGGCGGTAGCAAAGAAGCTATCTCTAAAATTCCGAAAGTTAAGTTTGCCGGTGGTACTGGTATGTTTAGTTCATACCGAAACCCAATCACCAAGCCTACATTAGCTACACTCAACGACGGCTACGATAGTCCGGAAACCAACAACCAAGAAATGGTAATCTTGCCTAACGGTAAGTCATTCTTGCCGCAAGGTCGAAACGTCGAATACCTCTTGCCGGCTGGCTCTGAAGTTATCAACGCTAGTGAGTTAGCTATGCTTATGGGCGTCGAACGTGGAGCCTTTGCGAAAGGTACTGGATTCTGGTCTAAAATCTGGGATACGGCTACTAACGTGGCTGGCTCAGTATGGGATACCATGAAGAACGGTGTCGATAAATTCATGAAAATGATTGAGTTTGTCGGTGATGTCGTTAAAGACCCCGTTGGATCATTGGCTAAAAAATTCAGTCCTAACGCTGATAAGTTAGCTGGTATGTTTAACCCACTCGGTAACGCTCTTTACAAGAAACCAGTCGAAGAAGCTAAGAATTGGTGGAAAGAACTTTGGTCTATGGCCAGTGCCTCAATGGATGAAGGCACTGTGGCTATGGGTGCTAAAGGGGATGACTACCGATTCAAAGATAAGGCTAAAGACGCTGGTGCTGACCCTTGGGGGTATTTCTATCGTGAGTGTGTATCCTTCGTTGCCAGCCGTTTGGCTAACCTTGGTGTTAAACCTAGTCTGTTTAGCCACCTCGGTAATGGTAACCAATGGATTTCTGCCAGCGTACCGCACTTAAGCAGACCTAAACCGGGTACGGTAGCCGTCTATACTGGCGGTCCAGTTTCAAGCAACCACGTTGACTTTGTCACAGCCGTTCATGGCGACACCTACGATGGTGAAGAATACAACTATGGCGGTAACGGTCAGTATCACCAATACGCTGGCCGTCACATCTCTAACGCTGCTACTTTCCTTGATTTTGGGGTGCGTGATAGTGGTGGCGGTGGTGAAGATAATAGTAAGCCACTTAAGGACCGTAACAGCCCACTTCAAACCTTGATTAAACGCCAAGTCGGTGGCATGTTCGACTGGATTAAGAAAACCCTTGGTCCATTGCTCAGCCCTCCGGGTGGTGGTGAAGATGGGCCACAAGGAACTGGGGTTTCTCGTTGGCGTGAGTCCGTAGTTAGAGCGTTGAAGGCTAATGGTATTGAACCAAATGACTTCCGTGTATCTAAGATTTTGGCGACTATCCAACGTGAATCTGGTGGTGACCCTAACGTACAAAACAACTGGGATAGTAACGCCAGAGCTGGTACACCGTCTATTGGTTTGATGCAGACCATCGGCCCAACATTTAACGCATACAAACACCCAGGACACAACAACATCCGTAACGGTTATGATAACTTGCTTGCTGCAATCAACTACATCAAGCACCGCTATGGTACGTCAGACGCAGCCTTTAACCGTGTGGCCGCTTATGGCTACGCTAACGGTGGTCTAGTCCACAAAAACGGTGTTTATGAATTAGCTGAAGGCGACATGCCAGAGTATGTTATCCCTACGGACATCGCCAAACGTGGCAGAGCATGGCAACTACTCACTGAAGCAGTGGCCCGTTTTGCTGGTGATTCCCCACAAGGAAACCACGATAACGGTTCAGACCAAGGGCGTGTGTCTATGCTTGAAAGTAAGTTAGATGTCATGATTGACTTGCTTGGTCAATTAGTAACCAACGGCTCTAATCCAATCGAAGTTAGAAATATCATCGATGGTAGAAGCGTGTCAAACGGGCTCGCGCCGTTTATGACCAAAGCGACAAACGATTACGAACGCAGACAAGCGTTGCTAGGAGGTAGCATTATTTGATAGGAATGTCAGTAACTTATGATGGTAAGAACTTAACCGAATTATTTAATGAAGGTCAAGGTCGCACCGTTCCGGTGGATGTCACGAAAAATGTGGCATCTAACTTCAATAACAACTATCAAGACCAAGGACGTAGGCGCTATGGTCAGCAATTCCTATATAGCACCTTGTCCGTTAAGCAGATTCAAGTATCGTTTACCCTCGTTGGAAACTACGACTATTTTAATACTATCGCTGAAACGTTGGGCGGGTATCTCAACGTAGATAAACCGAAACCATTGATTTTCGGTGATGAGCCTAACAAGGTCTGGGAAGCTATCCCGTCTGGACAAGCATCGCTAGCAGTCGATAAGAACACTGCACCTATCACCGCAACGGTAACGGTCACGTTCGATGTGCCTAAAAGTTACGGCGAGAACAAGGTACAAGCTCTAGTAAGTAGCGATGGTGAAACGAAGTACGGAAGTATTAAGAAAGTCTCTACTGGCCATTACAAGGCGACTCTAAAAAACTTCGGTACGGCTGAAACCTACCCAGATATCAAGCTGAAATTTAACTCAGATAATGGCTGGGTTGGGATTGTGAAGTCTTCTAGCGAAAGCTACGAGATTGGCAATCCTAACGAGGCTGACACTCGGACGGTCAAACAATCTGAAATTCTATTTGACTATGTTTCTAATAACTGGATTACCAACGGTTTTGCTAATGGTGCGAAAAACCAAGGGCGATTCAACGATAACTTGCAAAGTTTGAACGGAACGCTTGCGATTGATAACGCATGGGGTAGGCCACACATTGCCTTGACTAATCGAGGTAGTGGCTCAACTTCCTTGCGTGGCAGTTCAATTACATGGGAGATTCCAGCGGATAGCAACCGAGAAAAAGGCTCACTATATGAGTATATGTGGTGGAGACAAATTTTCTGGTTGGGTGCATCTAATGAGTGCGGATATATCAAGATATCTGTAACGGATGCAAACGGAACGTTTCTCTATGGCGTGGAAACCCTTAAGCATGTCAACGGTCTAGGGTGCGAGTATCGTTTCCTTGCCAGTGACGGTAACGGAAGTTATCGCACGTTAGACCGAAAATCATTCTGGGGTACGCATGTCATGACCCAAAACCCATTTAACGAACCACAAGGTTGGGCGGATATGCAACGTTTTGATGATGAAATACAATTCTACTATCAAGGCGGGTATCCTAAGTTTAAAATCCCAGAGATCAAAGGGAAGAAGTCAGCAAAGATTAGTGTTGGTTTCTTCGGTATCGGTGATGCACCGCTTGTAACTCACATGTATCTGGATAGTTTTGTCTATCGAAAAGATTATGTGAATAAAGAAGAAGATATCCCTAATCGTTTCCGTAAGGGTTCTATTCTTGAAATCGACATGGCAAAAGGAAAAACCTTGGTTGATAACTTGCCAGCATCTAACGAGCTAACATACTTATCCGAGCCATTCAGCATTGGTACTGGTGATACAGAAATCGATATCTACACATCGAGTTGGACAAGGACTGACCCGACTATTGAAGTAACATGGAAGGAGCGTTTCATTTAATGCAAATTTGGATTCATGACAAGAACATGCGTAAGGTTTGTGCTTTAAATAATAACGTTCCTGGCATGTTGCCTTATTCCAACAGTCAGTGGCATCAGTACCTTGAATACTCAACTAGTACATTCGATTTCACAATCCCTAAGATTGTCAACGGGAAACTGCACGAGGATGTCAAATATATCAATGACGATATGTTTGTTTCGTTCTACTACGATAATACTTACCATGTTTTCTATGTGTCGCAGTTAGTTGAGAACGACACGACGTTCCAAGTGACTTGTAATAACACTAACTTGGAATTGGCACAAGAGCAGTCGGTTGCTCTTAAAAGTAACGGGGCGCAAAATATTGCGTGGTACTTAGAACACCTTGAAATTCTAGGGTTTACCAATCTTGAAATTGGCGTTAACGAGGTATCTGATAAAACAAGAACGCTTGAGTTTGAGCCACAAGACACAAAACTGGCACAATTACACAGTCTCATGTCTAAATTTGATGCAGAATTTGCCTTTCGTACCGAATTAAATCGAGATGGTACGATTAAGCGTTTTACTATCGATATCTACCAAATCCCAGACGAAACTCACCACGGTATCGGTAAGGCTCGTGGAGATGTGGTGCTACATTATCAGAATGAACTCAAAGGCGTACAAGTCACGAGTGATAAAACCCAGCTATTTAATGCTGGGGTGTTCACTGGTGCGGATGGTGTTAACCTTGAAAGTGTCGAGTTTGAAGAGAAGAACGAGTTAGGACAAGTAGAGTTTTACTCACGAAAAGGCAGTAGTTATGTGTTCGCTCCACTATCTAGGGAGCGTTACCCATCTACAATGAATCCAAACAACGCTGACAACTGGACACGCAAGGACTTCCAAACCGAGTACAAGGATGTAAACTCATTAAAAGGCTACGCATTACGTACTATCAAGCAATACGCTTACCCGTTGCTGACCTACACCGTCGATGTCCACTCTAGTTTCATGGAAAACTACAAAGATATCAATTTAGGCGACACTGTTAAGATTATCAATAATAATTTTAGAGGTGGTCTAGCCCTCGAGGCCCGTGTTACTGAAATGGTGGTTAGCTTTGATATGCCACTCAATAATTCGGTTGTGTTTTCAAATTACCGTAAAATCGTGAATAAGCCATCGTCTGATTTGCAACAACGCATTGATGAGATTGCAGCCAGGGCCTTGCCGTATCGTGTCGAGATCACAACCACCAATGGTACAGTGTTTAAAAACGGTGTTGGTCGCTCGACTGTTAGACCGGTTTTGAAACAAGGCGATAAAACTGTTAATGCAACGTGGCGTTTCGTAATTGACGGTGTCATAAAATACGTGGGTATGACCTACGACATGGTAGCGTCACAGATTACCCAACCGACAGCGTTGACGGTTTCCGCATGGGTAGATAACAAAGAAGTAGCTTCAGAAGAAGTTACTTTTTTAAACGTCTCAGACGGTAGAAATGGTACTCCCGGACCAAAAGGAGACAAAGGCGACCAAGGCCCAAAAGGCGATAGAGGTAACGATGGCTTACCCGGGAAAAACGGTGTAGGCTTGAAATCTACCACTATCACTTATGGAATGAGCGACAATGAAACCACCATGCCTACGAGCTGGACTTCCAATCCGCCAATTTTGGTTAAAGGTAAATACCTTTGGACTAAGACTGTCTGGACTTACACGGATAACACCACCGAAACCGGCTATCAGAAAACCTACGTTGCTAGAGATGGTAACGATGGGAACAATGGTATCGCTGGTAAGGATGGTGTCGGTATTCGTAGCACCAGAATCACCTATGCACAAGGTACATCGGGTACAGTAGCACCAACGACTGGTTGGACTAGCCAAGTGCCTAACGTTCCAGCCGGGCAATTCCTCTGGACTAAGACGGTTTGGAGCTATACGGATAACACTAATGAAACGGGATATTCAGTTTCTAAAATCGGGGAGCAAGGCCCTCAAGGGGTTAAAGGCGATACTGGTGCTAAAGGTGACCGTGGGGAGAAAGGCCTGCAAGGTGAACGTGGTTTAACTGGTCCTCAAGGTCCACAAGGCTTGCAAGGTCCAAAAGGTGACCAAGGTATTCCGGGGGTCAAGGGTGCTGATGGTAGAACACAGTACACCCATATTGCTTACGCTGACACCGTTTCTGGTAGTGGTTTTAGCCAAACCGACACTAATAAGGATTTCATCGGTATGTACCAAGATTTCAATGCTACGGATAGCCGTAATCCGCAAGATTACCGCTGGAGCAAGTGGAAGGGTAGCGATGGCCGGGATGGCATTCCGGGTAAGGCTGGGGCAGACGGACGAACACCTTATGTCCATTTTGCCTATGCCGATAGCGCCGATGGTCGAAGTGGTTTCAGTTTGACTCAGAATGGAAGCAAGCGCTATTTGGGCGTATGCACTAATTTCAACCAAGCAGACAGCACAAACCCAGCTGATTACACTTGGAATGATATGACAGGCAGTGTTTCGGTTGGTGGTGAAAATCTAATCGTTAACTCAGCGTTTCCGGATAATCTGGATGGCTGGGGGTATTGGCTAGCCACACAACCGAACTCGAATTTATCTGTTTCAAGTCATTCACTCTATTACAACGGTTCTAAGCCGTTGTTTTTGCTTTCAACAACAACAACAACAACAACGCCTAGCGCTACGCTGAGATTTCCAGTGAAACGGAATGCTAACTATTCACTTAACATTTCGATTTTGGCAGGCGGTAATCTAAAGGGAATGGATATCTATTTCCTTGGACGCAAATCAAACGAAGCTGAAGAATTTAGTAAGGTCGTCAATATCAAGCATTTCGACGGTTCTCCATCCACAAGTGGCGTTAAGAAATTTCACTTCACTTTCAATTCTGGTGAATGTGATGAAGGTTTCATCCGTGTCGATAACACGGGCACTACTAACGGCAGTCGGTCGTTGCTATTCTTCACCGAGCTTGACTGTTATGAGGGTACGACTGACCGAGCATGGCAAGCGTCTCCAAAAGACCTAGCAAGCCAATTGGATAGCAAGGCTGATAGTGCGTTGACGCAAGATCAAATTAACAAACTGAACGAACTTAACTCAATCGTACAAGCTGAATTGAAAGCCAAGGCTAGTTTGTCAGTAGTCAATCAGTGGGTGAAGGCTTATCAAGATTTCTTGTCAACCAATCAAGAGAACAAGAACAAGACTGAAAAAGCCTTAGTTGAAGCTAGTCAACGGATTGTGAAATTGCAAAACGATTTAGGCGAAACATCTCAGCGTTGGAACTTCCTTGACAATTACATGCGAGCATCCAACGAGGGCTTGATTATTGGCAAAAACGACGGTTCTAACTCTGTTATGGTTTCGGATAATAGAATTTCTATGTTCAGTTCGGGTACCGAAGTAATGTATATCGACAAAGGTGTCATTCACATACAAAATGGTATCTTCTCGAAATCCATTCAGATTGGGTATTATCGTGAAGAACAAGACTTAATTGACCCGAACCGAAACGTAATTAAATGGGTAGGAGGTAATTATTAATGGCTGGAGGGAAAGTGATTCTGCGTGCGTATGAAGCTAGCACGAACATTGATAGGAATACATCTCAAGTGCGTTTACAGCTCTATTGGGAAAACGGAGATACTAAAATTTCTGGTGTTCCTTGGGAAGCGTACATCGATTATGACGGCGGGAAACGTTTATCAAATTCTGGCACATTAACTGTTGAGCCTAATCAAACAGCTATGTTGATTGACCAAGAGGTCACTGTCGCTCACGATGGAGATGGGACACGCACAATTTACTACCGTGGAGAATTTAAGAATAAGAGTAATAACAAGGTGATACCTATTAATAATGCAAGTCTCACCTTGACCACTATTTCCCGTGCTAGCTACGGTGCAGACGTAACGGCTGAAATCGCTAAACCAGTGACCATCAACATCACGAAACGTGAAGCATGGATGAGGCATTCGATTTGGGTGCGTGTTGGTGATTGGGACCAAAAAATAGCTGGGGACGATATTGATACAAGCTATACATGGATTCCACCAGTAGAAATCGCTAATCAATTCCCTAATTCTACAAGCGGTCAAGGCACGATTACTTACATCTCGTATGCTGACGGAATTGAAAGGGGAAGGGATATCCAGAAAATCACGGTCAATGTCCCGGCCAATCTTTTTAAGCCGGGGTTCACTGGTTTCAATCTATCGGACACAAACCCCGTGACACAAAACCTAATTCCAAGCCCTACGCATTTTGTTAGCACGCTATCTCGCATCAAGGTTGGGTTTGACGGTGCTAGAGGTACAGCAGGGGCATCCATCACTGGTTATTATGCCGAAATCGTTAGCGGAAACACTTCAGCACAAACGAACGGTGGCGTCCTAACTGTACCGACAACGATGACCGACAAACAAATGACTGTTAGAGCTAAAGTGCAAGACAGTCGAGGCGTGTGGTCTGATTGGGCAGAAAAAACTATCACGGTGCTAGCGTATTTTAACCCAACGCTACGTTTTGAAGCTAAGCGAACGGGTGAAAAACTAGATACGATCACGCTGAAACGCTTTTTAAAAGTTGCAGCTTTATCCGTCAATGGAACGCAAAAAAACACAACCAAGCTGACCTTTAAAACAAGGAAAGTAGGTGCGGATACTTACACAACTGATAGCACGAACGAGTGGCAGAATATTTCTGAATTAAATGGCTCGGATGCTAATCTAAACGGTAAATATCCAGCCGATACCTCGTGGGAAGTGCTGGGGCGTGTTGAAGATAAATTCTCATACACAGAATTTGTTATCACGGTATCAACAGATAAAGTGGTAATGAGCTACGAACGTGATGGCGTCGGTATTGGGAAGTACCGTGAAATGGGAGCATTGGACGTTAATGGTTTGATTTACTCAGACCGTAAGCAGATACAACATCATAAGTTGACCGAACCAAACGGTGCAGCGATTGATAACAAAGTAGCAAACCTAAATGATTACAAAACCACGGGTTTCTACTCGATAGCGGGTAATTACAAAAATCATCCAGCACAAGGCGAGGGTGGTTTCTTAGAAGTTGTGGAAAGTACATCCGGTTATCATCAAACACTAACGACTGTTTCTGGTCGCATGTTCAAACGGACAGTAACCAGTAATTCCAACAGTTCATGGATTGAGTACACGCCAAAACAAGAGAAACCAGAACCCGCAATCATAAAAAGAGAAGTGGATTTAGGATGGGATGTGAAAATTTCTCTTGTTAAAAAAGGCTCGGTTGTGACCGCTTCGATAAATAGAAGCGTCTACAAAGTCGGAGTTTACGAAAATGGGAAGATGGAACAAAATTCCATCCCAAACGGCTTTAGGCCGTCCATTCCCGTCCATCTTGTAGCTAACAAGAATGTCAGCACCAAACACAGTGATGTTGCTGTTTGGACGTTTTCACCCAATGGCGAGATTTTCTTAACCAACCAATCGCAAGAACCGTCTGTCTACACCGGGACAGTTACTTACATCACTGAAGACAATTAAAAAATGGGGGTAAAAAATAAAAGAGGTAAAGTACATTGAATATTTCTGATTTGATTGACCACCTTGCCCCTACTATTGGAGTGATAGCAACGGGCTGGTTTGGGATGAAAGCTAGCAAGTCAGCTAATTTAAGTAAATCACAATTCGGAGATTTAAAAGGCGAGTTGAACAACATCCATGATTCGGTTGAAACTATTCAACAAATCGGTGAATCAAACAGCGAGAAAATCAACGAATTAAATGACAAGCTGGTAGTGCATGATGAAGCACATTTGGTAACTATGTATCTACGTTTAGAACGTGATATTAACAAAGAATTAGAGCGTGGATATACCACCGTTCACAATTCGGATGTTATCCATAAAATGCACTCCAGTTATAAGAAATTAGGTGGCAACGGGTACATTGATGCCCTTTATAAAAAATATATTAATTTAGAAGTGAGGAACTAACATGAAAATTAACTGGTCTATTCGTTTTAAAAACCGTACATTCGTAACACGCTTTGCACTAGCTTTGGTGTTGCCAGTTTTGGCTTACTTTGGTATCAAGTTTGAAGATATCACAAGTTGGGGAGCTTTGTTTGGATTGTTTGGCAGATTCTTGTCTAATCCATACTTGGTAGGTTTGACAGTGTTCAACGCCTTGAATATGTTCCCAGATCCAACGACGAAAGGTCTTAGCGATAGCGAACGAGCACTATCATATACTAAACCTTATGAGGACTAGCTTATGGCTAAACTCATGACCTCTATCAACCAAATCGAAGGGGGCGACATTCTCAAGTCTGGGGATGTTACCTCAGTCTTTGGTTTTGAAATTCTAGGGGCTGATGGGAAACGCATGGAACTGTCTGGCACTGGTAAGCTCACACTGTCAAACGATGAAACCGTGGCATTGTATCAAGATGTGGCCGTGGAGAACGGACATTTTACATTCGTCATGGGTGATGTGGTAGAGCCTGGCACTTACTACCTCGAAATTAAACTGAATGGGCATATCTTCCCGTCAAATAATTTCAAGGTGAAAGTCAAGAGTTCACTAAACATTGATAGTGCGATTCCATCAAAAAAAGACCCTAAACTAAAGTTACTAGCTGATGAATTACGAGATTCCGGGTTAATCAGTGGTGGCAGTGATACCACAGAAGACCTCGTAAACATCTATAATCTAGCTAAAATTTGAAAGGAAACAATAAATGAGTAAATTACATGATTTCGCTACAGCAGTCGGAACTGACATCAAAGAGATTAAAACAGCATTGGCTGGCAAGGCTGACAAGGGTTCGGCTGGTGTTAGTGAAGAACGCTTGACGCAAGCAATCACGCAAGCGAAAGCTGACATCATTGGCAATGCACCAGAGGAACTTGACACACTCAAGGAAATCGCTGATAAAATCAACGCAGCGGGTGGCAATACCAACAGCGGTATTATCTCGAAAATGACTGAATTGGGTGGCCGTCTCGATACCATCGAGCAAGAAGACCTTGTAAGTGTATATAATTCTGCTAAAAACACCCTCTAAGGAGGTTGAATTATGAGCAATTTAAGCAAGGCCATTGAAGCCATTGGTCGTGATATTGGCGAGATTAAAGGTAAACAATCTTCATCATTGTCTGTCAGCCAAGCGTATGGACTATTTCCAACATACAACAACTTTTTCCTACAAGTTATGGAACAAAATAAATTTGCGGCAGACCCGCTTGTAACCAAATCTCAATTGCCTACGAGCGAAATTGACGCTTTAAAACAGAAGGTTGCTGATTTGGAAAAAATGCTCTTGGAAATTAAACAAAAATAATTATGAGAAAGGAGACCTATGACGTCTAAAACACAGTTATTAAACACGCTTGAAAGCCTAGTCAATCAACGTGTAACCGTGCCTACCAATCCTTATGGCGGACAATGTATCAGTTTGATTGACAATGTATTGCAGTATCAAGGATTGTTTAATTACGATTTTAGCTATCTAAACGCTATTGACGGTCTAAGTCGTGCCGAAAGTTTAGGACTAAAGGTAACACGCTTCAACGGTGCTAACAATCCACCCGTTGGGAGTGTATGGGTAACTAACTGTTTGCCATATCACCAATTCGGGCATATCGGTTTTGTGGTTGCAGAAAACCCAGACGGGACAGTAACCACAATCGAGCAGAATATTGATGGTAACGGTGACGCCCTCTACAACGGCGGTTGGACTCGCAAGGTTACGAGAAACCTTGATAGTGCTGGTAATTTCAACTATATCGACTGGTCAGCACCAAGTCAACAAATGGTTGGATGGTTTGAATTACCGTTTGACGGCATGGCACAGGATAATTACTTTATCGACGTGTCAGCTTACCAACCGGGAGACTTGACTGGTATCTGTCAAGCGTCCGGAACTAACAATACAGTTATCAAAGTAACCGAGGGCGTGGGCTGGGTTAGTCCAGTAGCCACTCAGCAAACGAACACAAGTAATTGTATTGGTTACTATCACTTCGCTCGTTTTGGTGGCGATGTGGCAACGGCACAAGCTGAAGCGAATTACTTTATCAGTAATCTGCCATCACACCCACGCTATTTGGTTTGTGATTACGAAGATGGGGCAAGCGGTGATAAACAAGCGAACACTAATGCAGTATTGGCATTTATGGATATCTGTAAATCAAATGGCTTTGAGCCTATCTATTACAGTTACAAGCCTTATACACTAGCCAACGTGTATGTAGATCAAATCACTGCACGCTACCCCAATAGTCTATGGATTGCAGCGTATCCAGATTATGAGGTACGCCCAGAACCTTACTGGGGTGTGTATCCTAACATGGAACACACACGTTGGTGGCAGTTTACATCGACTGGTCTAGCTGGTGGATTGGATAAGAATGTTGTTATCATCAATGACGGTGATAGTTTAGTAAATAAGAAAGAGGAAGAAGATATTATGAATTTTGTAGTACGAAGCGAGAGCGGTAAAGAAGGTTGGGTAGCAGTTGTTAGCGGTCGTGTATTCGGTATCGGTTCAATGGGTACAGTGGACGCACTCGAAGCGACTGGAGCTAAACGTTTGCAGTTGGATGATGCAGACTTCGAGCGTTTCCTATACAGTCAATCAAACGACGCCGAAGAGGTTTCTAAAGCAATCAATGAAGCTAGTGCATCAGTTGTTAAAGCTATTGAAGAACGTGCACAAGCAACACAAGGACAAACTGGTGTATAATTAAATAAAAGAACCACGCAAACTATAAAATTAAAAAGGAGTATATCACCTCCCGACAGACCACAGTTCGGAAATCATGGTGGTAGTGGTCGAAGCCTCAGCTATTGCTGGGGCTTTTTTTATTTGGTATAATTAAGTTATCCATCATAGGCAAAGAGCTACGAGGTTATCTCATAGCTCTTTTTTATGTTTGTCATTCTCCACGATAAGTGATAACATATTCTTCGGAATACTTGGCGTCTTTCGATGAAATTCTCGAACTGTCCCCCGGCTGTTTAGTTGGGGGTTTTTATTTTGTGCATGGCATTAGACATTTAATCTAAATAGAGGTACACTATAGATGTACTTTTGGACGATTACGTGCAGAATGTTTTTGTTTTTTCTATTGTCACTTGGTAGTTAACGCTGCCAAGTCTTTTTTATAATAAGGGGGCAAATAAGGGGCAATAAGTGTAAACTTTAGTAACTTTATGAGTGTTTCACCGCCTGTACCTTACACGCATATATCCTTATTTAATAGGTTTTCTTCCTATTATATACGCATTTTAAATTGCACTAACAGAATACCGTGGTTTGAAATCATTCTACAACTTGAAAAAATAATTCTATAGTCATATAGAATAAAAAGAGGTTCCTTAGGGAATCTCTTTTTTTGCTTGTTCTAAAGAACTTTTGACTAAGCTAGGCACCGTCTCTAAATAAGACTTCTAGACATAAAAAGCCCCCGCAATCCTATTGACTGCGGGGATTTCGTCTTAGAATAGACCTTTAATCTTGTCTAAAGCGCCACTGACCATTTCGTTGCCTGACACAAGAGATTTAGCTTGGTCGAAGTACTCGCCCAAATCATCTTTGTTTTCATCGACAAACTTTTTAGCAGCTTCGAAATCTTTCTTTTCGATCATTTCTTTTACTTGGTTAAATAATTCCATTGGATTCAT